GGGTCGAGGAAGCGCTAGTAGCGTCTGGCGAAGAGACGGGGCCGGTAGTCATCGGTGCTCCGCGTAACGTCCTGGTCTGGATCGGCACGCCGGACCGTTACGTTGCCACCACCGAGTTCTTCACTACCGGCGCCGGATCGGCGGGTATCACCAGCGGTCCTCTTACAGCACCGGCCAGTGTCGATGACCCCGAGGCGATCGGTAACGGCCGGTTCGGATCCGATTCATTCTCCCCTCCCCAGGGCACTATCAACGGCGGCAACTACTTCCCCGACCTCGTGTTCGAGGAGGCCGCGCCGTCCGGCACGGCGGCGTTCACCCTGGATCTAGCTCTGGCCAGCACGGGTGATGCTCCGGTCGTCCCGCCGAACGAGGGGGCGGCGGCATTCGTCCTGGACCTGGCACTGGCCAGTGCCGGTGACGCTCCGGTCGTTCCGCCGAACGAGGGGGCAGCGGACTTCCCACTGGTCTTCATGTTGTCCGGGACCGGTGAATCCCCCGACGTCGAGCCGAACCAGGGTTCGGCGGCATTCGTTCTCGATCTGGCACTCGCCAGTACCGGTGACGCTCCGGTGGTCCCGCCGAACGAGGGCACGGCGGCATTCGGCATGATCTTCACGCTGGTGGCTACCGGTGATGCTCCAGCGGTCCCCCCGAATGACGGAGCGGCAGACTTTCCGCTGGCCGTCACCGTCTCCGGAACCGGTGTTACCCCGGCTGTCGATCCGAACGAGGGATCGGCGTCATTCGTCTTGGACCTGGCACTGGCCGGATCAGGGTCGCGCCAGTCCTCCGGATCAGCGGCCTTCACGCTGATCCTGACCGTCGCCGCTGAGGGATCTAACGGGGAGGTGGGATGCCCCGTTCCGGCATACCCCTGGACCCCTCGGGCTGTAAGGTCGTTCCCGGGAAGGAGTTGCTGCTGATGACGATTCCATGCGCCTGGGATGTGACGGTTCCAGCTAATCTCTGTTCGACCTGGGACAGCTACCCGGAGGGCACGCAGAACTCCGCGCTCTGGCTGGCATCCACCTGGTTGTGGGGAGCTACTGGCCGCCGGTACGGAGTGTGCCCGGTGACGGTTCGGCCGAACCAGTCGAACCGGGGCGAAGTGGCTTACCAGACGTTCACGGTGGTTCCTGGAACCGAGAGCCTGGGCGTGCCCGGTGGCCCGTTCCTGTTCGCCGGTCGATGGTTCAACGCCGGGTGTACCACCGCATGCTGCGGGACGTCTGCGTGTGCCGTGGTGCTGCGCGGCCCGGTGGCCGAGGTCACCGAGGTCATGGTGGACGGGGAGGAGGTTCCCCCCTCGTCCTACCGGGTAGACGTGGTCCAGGGCGCGTGGCTGTTGGTCCGTACAGACGGCGAGTGCTGGCCGGTCTGCCAGAACATGACCGCTGATCCTAGCGAAGCGGACACGTTCGAGGTGACCTATGGCCTGGGCACGTGTGTGCCCGAGGCGCTGGCCATCGCCACCGCCATCCTGGCGTGCGAATACGCCAAGCACCTGACCGGCGGGACGTGCTCTCTCCCCGCCAAGATGACGCGACTGTCCCGCCAGGGCGTAGAGGTGGAGGTTGCTCCGCCTGATCCGGCTCAAGGTTTCACCGGGATCAAAGCAGTAGACGACGCCGTGTTCTCGCTCAACCCGGGCGGACTCCGCCAGCCACCACGCGTGATGTCGCTCGACCTCCCCGAGACGTGCGACCGATTCACCGTCTGGGTCGGGGGTAGTTGACATGCCGGTGTCAGACCCGCTGGTGATGCCGCTGGCCCGAGAGTTGCTCGCCTGCTATGAGACCGAGCTGGCCAAGCTGGAGAGTCCCCCGGCTTCGATCGGTCTCCGGCCCGGAACCGTTGTTGACTTCTTCATGTCAATGTCAGATGACGAGTGCTGCTCGGGCCTGGCCTGGATTCGGCCAGACGGGTTCTATCCCAGCTCGACGGCCTTCCCGAACCAGGACACGATCACTCAGAAGCAGGGCACACGCGCATGGGCAGTCACGCTGGAGATGGGGTACGTCCAGTGCGCACCGACCCCGGATGCCGACTCCATTCCCAGCAACGAGGAGTGGGACGAGGTCACCCAAGCAGTGATGGACGCGGGTGCGGCCATGCGGCGCGCCATCTGTTGTTTCATCGATGCTGAGCCTCAACTCCGGGCGCAACGTGTCCTCCCCGGCCAGTGGCAGCCGATATCTGCCCAGGGTGGGTGTGTCGGTGGGTTCATACCGGTCACTCTCATGGGTCCGGCCTGTGACTGTGCCGATGCGGGGGATGTCTCATCCTAGACAGCAGCTAGCGGGGGAGAGCCCTACCTCGTCCCCCGCCAGCGCCATTTGACCTGACCTTACAGCCGTAGTTGCCGTGATCACAATGGGTCGTGGGAAGGAGACGTCATGGCGACTTATAACCTTCGGCTCGACCGGTCTGCTTTGAACGGGCAGGGGGTGACTACGGCGCGCCGTGCGGTAGCACGTGTCACGCGCGGCACGTTCAACCGCTCCCAGGTGCTGTGCCCGGTGGACACGGGCAACCTCCGGGCCACCGGCCAGATGAGCGGGCCGACTACATCCGGCCTGACTGTGTCCGGCGCTGTGGAGTACACGGCGCGCTATGCCGCCGCTGTGCATGAGGGACGGCGCGCCCTGACCATCCGGGCCAAGGGCAATGGACGGCTGAAGTTCGTGGTGGACGGCCAGACGGTCTACGCGCGTCAGGTACATCAGCCCGCTAGGGCCGGACGCCCCTACCTCCGGACCGCGCTGGTGGAGGTCGCGACTCGCGAGGGGTTCCGGGTATCGTCCCGCTGAGATGTCCTGTCGGAATCAGGTACCGTGACACCATGACCGATCAGGAAGAGGCGGCTCTGGCCGTTCCCGAAGTCCCGGTGATGTTTCTGGGCCGGGAAATCTACGCCCGGATGCCGACCCCGGAACAGCTCCTCGTGTGGCAGCGCACGGTCAAGCGTCTCCAGGAGGCGCCGACCAATGCTTCCTGGACGGGGTCAGAAGTGATGACCGCGCTGGAACGTCTGCTCAAGATCATCAACTCCCTCATGGCTAACAAAACCGATGTCGAGTGGCTGGACGATCAGTTCCTCACCGGCGGCGTGAACTTCCGGACCCTGACCCCGTTCATCACCCTCGTCATCGAAGCGTTCGCCAAGGTGGCCGAGGAGGAGGAGGGCAACCGGGAGGATCGGCGCACGGCGGCCAAGAAGACACCTGCCAAGAAGGCGGCCCGGAAGAAGGCGAGCACTTCCTCATGACACAGTCCGTCTATCCCCCTGCCATCGGCACGCCCGAGCATGCGGCGGCCATCACCCAGGGACGTCACCCCGGCGTTGTCACGGCTATGGCGTGGCTGACGTTCTCGCATCTGCCCGCTCGATTCCAGCCTTTCTCCCGGCCGTTCTATATGACCGCCATGGACCTGATTCACGAGATCAAGGATTCGGCCGAGCTGACCACCGCGCTGAACACGATGGTGGAGGCCAAGGACTGGGCAGTCCGTGCCGGTATCCGCTCGGACCAGGGGCGCCCGGGTCCGGTCCCGCGTCCGGCTGAGGTGGTCGACCCTCCCCTGATCGACAACCGGATCGGCCCGAACTTCGGTCTCCCCGTCGGTCCTCCGATTCAGCTTCAGGACAATCCGCCGGTCTACCGGAAGGTCCGCGACAACCCCCAGGCGTGATAACCTAGCAGTCACGCCGGGAAAGTCTCGGCGGGGAAGGGCAAGCCATGGCTGATTACACCGAGGTAGATGCTCCTGAGGGTGACGCCGAAGGCCGCGTACTGGAGACCTTGGCAAACGGGATGCCGTACGCGTTCGTCGTTGCCACGTCGCTGGATCCGCTGAACCTCCGTGTGGGGAGCCCGTACGGTGTGGAAACGCTCCGGGCACTGCTGACCCAGACGCTCCGCGCGCTCCCGGGTGGGGCCGAGAAGATCTCGGACGGCTACCACACATTCCAGGATCTCTACGACCACCGGCGCGCGCTGACCGCCGTGCTGGCCGCTGGTGCGGCGAGTGCCGGAGACTCATGGCGGAGCAAGCGTCACCACCCCGAGGACGGCCCGATGTTCGACGAGTCGTTCATCGTCGGCCTCAACCTCCCTGTTCACGGCACGATCACGTACCACTACAACCTGGAGCACTGGGACGATTTCGCGGCCGTGCCCGAGCTGGAGCACGCCCCGAAATGGGACGGTGCCGGTCCGGACGAGACCGTCTCCCGGCTGCTGGGCGTGGCCCACCTCGTGGCCCAGAAGCAGGAAGCCGGGAAGTGAAGAGCCGGGGACGGCGGGTAGAGCGCCGAGCGGCTGAGCGGCGCGCCCGGAAGCAGGAGCGCGCAGAGCCGTCCCGGATGCTTGTTCCCGAGCACATCAAGGCGCTGGTGGAGCTGTTGAATGGACGTTGACCCACTGGCCTCGATGAGGTGCTGGGCTATCACCGTGGAACTGGGGGGCCGGGAGTTCGATATACCGGCCCTTCCGGCCGTGGACTGGTGGCCCATCCTCGTGTCCGGCAACTTTTCCGAGATCGTTGACATCTTGAAGTCAACCGATGGTGCCGACCTGGACTGCATGCTCCTGGACGGCACCGTATCTGGCGCTGATCTCTCCGAGGCGATCACCGATGCCATCGAGGAGGCCACCGGCCGATCCGCTCATGCCTCTTTCGTTCTAGCCACCGTGGCCACTTCGGCATGGTCGATGGTCGGTGGACAGATGGCCAGGGAGGGATTCCGGTGGGACGTCCAGCCGATCGGCGCTGCCCTGGACGCGGTCTACAACATCGTGGTCGGGAGCCTGGAGAAGGAGAACCGGGCGAAGTTCCTGACCATGCTGGAGAACGAGACCATCTCTCAACCGGGCAGGAAGCGCACCCCGAGTCAGAAGATCGTGGAGGAGTTCGAGGCTATGGCCGGTCCCCGTCCAGCCCCAGCTCCCTTGCCTGGGAAAGCCAGCGCCGGGCTGTCCGGTAGTCCACGGACCAGAACTCGGACACGGCCCCGCCCGCCCCGCCAGGACGGCCGATCCGGCGCGCCCAAGACGCAACCCTGACCACCCGTTCGAAATGGTCCAGCGGCCAGCTCCGGGTCCCGGCGGGGCGAGGCTTGGCCAGCATCCGATAGAGAGCCTCCCCCTCCCCGAGAAGCACGCTGGCGGCGACACCGGCTATCTGCCTGATCGGTAACTGGGCCAGCATCGACGATGTGACCGGGTCATCCTTCCGTGAGCGGACGACCATCTCTGTGATGGCGGGACGATCCGAGTCTCCGGAGAGACGCACCTGGACACTCCACGGAAACGACGGGTCGTTGAAGACAACCGTGTTCCCCAGGTTGGTCAGTTGTGCGCGCGAGACATCCACGACGGCTATCCTAGTCCAAATGTCCTCTTGCTTCTGATGGCAGTGACACTTAATGGTCATCTACGCTGGTCACGTGACAGACGTGGGAGCGGCCAGAGTAGAAGTCACGGGGGACGTCCGTAACTTCGCCCGTCAGACGGAACGGGACCTCAACCGCGCGCTGTCCCGGGTCAAGGTCGATCCGGTGGATGTGCCGATAGACGCTGACAGAGCCCGTAAGGCCGGTGAACAACTCGGCGAAGGGATCACCCGGGGAGCGGACGGCAAGCTTCGTGACGCGCGGGGGAAGTTCGTCACGGACTGGACTAAAGCCGCTGAAAAAGGGGGTAAGTCGGCGGGCAGGTCGTTCGGCGATGGGATCGGAATCGGGTTCGGAATCGGACCACTCGTCAAGGCGCTGTCTGGCGGCCTCAGAGTCCTCCCCAAGGTGGCTGGACCGGCACTGATCACGGCTGGTCTCGGCATCGCGGCAGGGATCGCGGCTGCCGCCGTACCCGCGATCGGCTCCCTGATCGGCGCCGGTATCGCCACCGGCGGTGTCCTAGGGGCGATCGGCCTGGGCGCGGTCCTGCTCAAGAACGAGCCAGAACTCAAGAGCGCGGCGAAGCGATTGACGGACACGGTGAAAGCCGAGTTCACCGCTGCCGCTCAACCGATTCTCCAGCCGCTTGTCGACGCGCTCGGCGAGTTCGAGAAGCTGGCCGAACGCATCGCCCCTCAGCTCCGGACCATGTTCCAGGGTCTGGCCCCCCAGATCGCCGTCTTGACCTCGGGTCTGGTCGGCCTGGTGGAGAACGCGCTCCCCGCATTCGTCAATCTCGTCCAGGACAGCGGTCCTATCACCAAGGCTTTCGCCGACGGATTGAGCGGAATCGGTGAAGCGCTGGGTTCGATGTTCGACGACATCGCATCCGCCAGCCCGGAACTCGCCGTCTTCCTAGGCGATTTCTTCAACGGCCTGGAATTCATCATCGTCAAGATGGGTGAATTCATCAACTGGTCGGCGCGGACCTATGTCGCCATCCGTAATCTATTCGCTGGCGCTGATTCCGCCGGGGAGGTATTCGACCGGATCGGCCAGGCAATCCAGGACCTGGTCACTAACGGACTGCAATACCTGGCGGAGAACCTCCCCGCGATCGTCGAGAAGATCATCTCTTTCCGGGTGATGGTGACGGACGCACTCCTCAAAATGGTCTCCGGCCTGGCGACGGCGCTGCCCACTCTGATCCCGATGGTGATCGATGGCGCGGTTCAACTGGTGACCGGTCTGGTGACGACCCTGGTCTCTGCCGCGCCTCAATTGGTTGCTGCCGCTGGTGCGCTGATCCAGGGCCTGGCGGAGGGCATCCTGGCCGCCCTGCCCACCGTCCTCCCGGCACTGATCGAGCTGGGCGTGATCTTGGTTCAGGGTGTCTTGGGCCTGGTCCCTCAGCTGATCGACACCGGTCTCCGGTTGATCCAGGGTCTGATCGAGGGGATCCTAGGTGCGCTCCCCTCGCTGGCGACGGCGCTGATTCAAGCCGTCCCTCAAATCATCTCGGCGTTCCTGACGGCTCTCCCTCAGCTGTTGCTTCTCGGTACGAACATCCTGATAGCCATCATCGCCGGGCTCACTAACGCGATCCCTCAGCTGATCGCCGCATTCCAGACTCAGGTATTCCCGGCCCTGGTGAATGCGTTCAAAACCGAGGGACCAAAACTCCTGGAGCAGGGAAAGGAGGCGCTTAACCAATTCATTCAGGGGTTCACCGATAATGTCGGGACCATCGGTTCCGTCATCACTGATACCGTTCTCCCGGCTATAGCCCGGCTGTTCGAGAATGCTCCGGCGATCATAGAGGCCGGAATCGGGATCCTGGAGAAATTGGCGGAAGGCTTTTTCCAGGGCCTTGGCAAAATCGCTCAGTTCATCAGCGGTACCCTGCTCCCTCGTATCACCCAGTTCTTCCGGGACAACCCCCAGATCATCCAGTCCGGCGTCGAGATGATGACCAAGCTGGCTGTTGGGCTGATCAACGGAATCGGCAAGGTAGCCGAATTCGTGCACGTGACGCTGATCCCCAAGTTCGTCGAGTTCCTGATTGCGAACGGGCCAAGCATCCTCGGTGCTGCCATCGAGTTGATCGGACAGTTGATCGAAGGGTTCGTCCGAGCGATCCCCAGCATCCTGGCGTCCATCGGGAAGATCACGCTCGCCATCGTGTCCGGCTTGCTGCGGGCTACGGGAGCCATGCTCTCCGCCGGTCAGACGCTGGCGTCCAACTTCCTCAAGTCGCTGGTCTCCGCCGGTGTCAGCCGTGCCTCGTCCTCCATCGCCTCGGTCCGTAACGCGATCGTGTCGGCTGCCAGCTCGGCCGCATCCTGGCTGATCAACGCGGGTCGTAACGCGATCACCGGCCTGGTCAACGGGATCTCCAACGCCATCGGCCGGATCAGCTCGATCATGCAGCGGGTCCGATCCACCGCTGTCAACGCGCTGTCCGGGGCTGCCAGCTGGCTGGTCAACGCCGGACGCCAGATCATCGACGGCCTGATCCGGGGGATTCAATCCGGGTTCGACCGGGTGCGCGGCCTGCTCAACCAGTTGACCGGCATGCTGCCGGACTGGAAGGGCCCAGCTGAGGTGGACCGCAAGATCCTCCACGATTCCGGCCGGATGGTGATCGACGGATTCGGGGACGGCATGGTCTCAAGGTTCGGATCTATCGAGAAGAAATTGGCCGGTCTGACCGCTGACCTCCCGGCGGTCAGCATGCCGACCGGTACGGTCCGGGGTGGGGACGGCGCCAGCGTGGACATGCCGGTGAACGGGCGCACGGTGAATGTCACGATCGCCCCCGGTGCCATCGTGATCAACGGCAGTGGTGCCGAGGCCGGACAGGAAGCGGCCGAGGCTCTACTGGAAGCGCTCGCGAACGCCCAGGACTAAGGGGAGGTCACCATCGGCACGATCACCATTCTCCGGCCGTCCGCCACCTCCTCCGGGGTGGGCTGGACGGCTACACCCTCGGGCACGTTGCACGGGGTTACCAGCGACGACTCGGACAGCACTTATGCGTTGTGGTCCGGGTCCGGTTCGGCCTTGATCCTGGCGACACCCGTCGACGCTCCTCCCACAGGCGAGCGCCGTCACCAGGCTCGCTTGCGGATCCGGGGCGAGGACGGAGACGTGTGGGGCGCCGTCCGGCTGGCTACCGGCGGCCTCGTGGCCGGTGTTTCTGCCACCCTTCCGTCCTCCCCTGCCACCGTGACCGGCTCCTGGGGAACCGGGGTACCGGCCGACGGGTCGTCGATCCTGAGCGCGTACGTGACGGGCCAGAGCACCGGGGTACGGGTCCAAGAGCTGTACCTGGACGTGGACTCCCGGCTGGCGCCGACGTTCACGCCTCAGACAGTCGATGGATCAGGTGCCGTCACCACAACGATCACGGATACGGCTCAGCCGACGATCCGTGCGTCGGATGTGGATCTCGATGACCTGACCGCACGGCAGTACCGCTATTGGGTCACCTCCGGGGCCGACATCGTCTGGGACACGGGGATCGTCGCTGGTCCCAGTGCCGATCGGCAGACCGAGGCATTGGAGAACGGATCGTACGTAGCTCACCTGCTGGTCTGGTCGACGGTGGGGAGCAATACCGAGTACTCCAGTGACGAGGAGACCCTGTCGTTCACGGTGTCCGTCGGGGTGGTTCCTGAACCCGACGCTCCCACCGTGACGCCTGTCCCCGGCACCGCCTTCTACGGGATCGAGGTCTGTGCTCCGGACTCCAGCGGGTTTGACGATGACGTGTCATACCTGGAGATCCAGCGGGTGGACTGTGACGGCACGGTGACCGTCGCCATCCTGGGTCCGCTGGCCACCGATGAGTGCGCCACGTACACCGATTATTCCTTCCCCCGGACCGGGGTGGGTGCGACGTGCACCCATGACCCTGAACCGTGCTGCTCGTACTATCGTGCTCGAACCCTGGGCAGGGTGGATGGCCAGCTCCTGGTCAGTACCTGGAGTGATGAACAGGATCCGGTCTGTCTGACCTGGGACGAGGATTATCACCTCATCCGGACCGAGGGCCCTGACGGGCCGATGTGGTCCCAGGTGGGAGGTCTGATCACCTGGGACAGGGACCGTCCTTTCACCGTGGCCACCGGAGTCATGGGGAGCCGGTTCGTCACCAGTGCTCCGCCGGGTGGCAGGAACGTGCAGATGGTCGCTGCGGTGGAGTCCGAGGCCGATCTGGTCCAGCTGAAAGCCGTCCTGGCCCGCCCCCTCGTGCTCATCTCCCCCAGTGACATACCGGAGGTCTGGGCCGCGCCCGTGGCCTCGTCCGTCCGTGTGGTGAAGATCGGTCGTATCCGTCAGGTGACTGCAGACTTCATCGCTACCGGTCCGCAACCGTCGCCACAACTGGCCGACGTGGGCACATGATCATGAACTCGGGACCAACGATAATCCCGGGTGGTACCTCGTTGTATGGGGCGAACGATAACCCCGGGGCCTTCCTTCGTTCTGACCACGACGCTATCGCATGGCTGCAAGGTTGTGCAACCCCGGATGTGGAAGGATGCAGTCATGGCTGTCATTGATGTCCTCCGGCCGGTATCGGTTCGTAAGACAGGTGCCGGAACAGCGGTCCCGTCCGGCACTCTGGCGTCCGTCACCTCGGACGACTCGGACGCCACTTACATCGATGTCAACGCGCCGAGTACGAACAGCTGGAATCTCCGGGTAGCGTCCCACACCCTGGCGACTGGTTATCAGCGTCATGCGGTGAGGGGTCGTATCCGCGCTCGGACCGATGCCGGGACGCTGTCGGATGACATCGACGTCGGCCGGGGAGTCAATGACTATCTCCGGTACAGCACGGTCACAGTGACCAGCACCTTCCAGGAGATCACCAGTTCGTGGTTTCAAGAGTCGACGTTCGGGCTGAACACCGTAGGCGCTCTCTCCGATTTGAATATCGGGGGTGGCTATCTATCGGATGTCTCGGGGGCGGCAGAGGTCCGCACTGCCGAGTGCTACATCGATATTGACTGCCGACTAGGGCCTCAGTACGCGGCCGAGGTCAGGGACGCGGCAGGTGCCGACCAGAGCGGTGGCACGGTCACTGACACGACTCAGCCGACCCTGTTTATCGGAGCGGTGGACTATGACGGTCTGCCCGCTGCCTCGTGGTCCGTCGAAGTCCTCGACGCTGTCAGCGACAGTGTCTTCTCGTCCTCCGGGTCCGGTGCTCCGCCGGTCAGCGTGATGGTCTCCTCCAACCTGGCCAACGGCGCGTACACGGCGATATTTTCGGTGACCTCGACCATCCGGGGAGCAGATGCGTTCGAGGTCACGGACTCGATCTCCTTCTCGGTCGCGAACACCGTTCCTCCCCCGTCTCCTCCCCTGGTGACCGTCACCGAAAGCTCAGGGGGTTACCTGGTGAGCTGGGAGAATCCGGGGGGGCAGGCATGGGATGACGATTACGCCGTAGCCGAGGTCTGGCGCGACGACTGCAACGGGTCGGCCCGGATCGCTACCGTGCCGGACGGGCTCAACGGTTCGTACCTGGACCTGGCCATTCCTCAGCTCGACCCGATCCCCAGCGGTCCTGACTGTGAAGAGTCAAGCCTGGCTTGCGACATCACATACCGGGTGCGCTACCTGGGGTACGTCTCGACCACGGTCGAACTCCCGGACACCATCCCGGCGGACATGATCCTGGGCTGGCCGAGCACGGTCGGCACCATCCCGTCTGGCTGGACCCGGGTGACCAGTCTCGATGGCGTGTTCCCCCGGGGAGCCAGCGGCACGGGCGCGCCGGTCGCCACGGGTGGTACGACCAGCCACACTCACACCACCCCGAACCACGGCCACCAGATCGGCGCTCACTCGCACTCGGTCGGCGGGTCGACGGGGACCAGCAACTCCAGCACCACGTCCGCCCGGTTCAACGGCGCAAGTCAGCCCCAAGCAGACCAGCCACACTCGCACACCCGGCCTAGTTCGACCGGATCGGCAGCAGCCGTGTTCACCGGAGCTACAGCGCCTGGTACCGGATCGGCTAACAACACACCTCCGGCCCTGGATGTCATCTGGATTGAGTCGGACGGATCCCAGGCCAACTACCCAACCGGGTGTGTGGGGTGGGCGACGGAGAGTGTGTCCGGGTGGGACACCTATGCCGCCGCTCTCGGCCGGTACCTCAAGGGCGCGGCGGCAGCGGGTAACGGCGGGGGGACCTCTGGTTCCAGTACGCACACCCACACCGTCAGCTCACACTCCCACACCGGCAGTACCCACGATCACAGTCTTGGGTCCACCTCGCTGTCCAACCCGTCCAGCTCTCAAGAGGCGGGTGACGGATCCAGCACTCCAAGATGGCTGCCCCGGCACACCCACCCGATGGACGTGGGTTCGGCCAGCACCGGGAACACCAGTACCGGAACCGGCGGGACCACGGGGTCTGCCACCCTGGAACCTCCGCATCGACGGTTGCGCGTGCTGCAGAACACCGGTGGCGGAACTCAGACTCGGGTCATCGGTCTGTACACCGGTGCCGTCGCGGACCTTGACCCGTTGCTGACCCTGTGCGACGGGTCGAACGGCACGCCGGACATGCGGACCTACTTCGCCCGGGACACCGGATCCGACTCGGTCAACTCCACGGGTGGCTCCAGCACGCACACGCACTCGGTGCCGAACCACACGCACACAATGGGCAGCCACTCCCACACGACCAACGTCCTGGCCTCCACCTCGACCTCCTACGAGGCGCCCTCGTTCGGTGACCTGGGCGACTCGCCGACGACCAGTCACGACCACTCCAGCGGGAACACCGGATCCACCACCCCCTCCCTGACCAGCAATGGAGCCGGGACCTCAGGGTCCGGCAGTCACGTCCCGCCGTACAAGGAGGCGCATTTCGTCCGGCTGGACGGAACCATCTCGGGTGGACCGCTCCCCGTGCCGGAGCTGAAGATCTCGGAGTTCTCGTCCACGACGGTCCCAGCTCTGACCTACACCGATGGTATGGATCGGCTGGCCAGCCTGGACACCGTGCTGGCCGTGGTGACGGACCGGTCCAGCACGTTCCCCCGGCTCGTGGCCGATTCCACACCGCTGGACGGTGGTCTGCACACTGTGAGCACGACCGAACCCGGGGAGAATCTGGGCCTCACCGTGGCGGTAGAAGGCCTCCCCGCGATCGAGGCGCTGGAAGATCTGCTGGCCTCGGACCGGTTGTACTGGTCACCGCTCGGTGGAACATCCGGGTGGTTCGCCCCGGGTGGCTGGACGGTCAACCGTCCGGCGCCGGGTGTCTGGGTCGTACAGGTGACGATGATCGATCAGCCGTGGCCGAGCACTGCCGACCCGGAGGAGTTCCTGTGACCGGACAGACTCGGCCGATGCGACGTCTATGGAAGATGTGGATACGCAACGGTTCTATGTGGTCCTGGCTACCGATGGCGATGTGTCTGAGCGGGAGATCGGTGAAGTTCTCGATGCTCTCGGATATCACGGCATCCTTGTTCTCGACCGAGACAAGACCGACTCCCACGAACACCCGTGTCCGTCCTGGGGGTGCATCTCTCAACTACGCGCAAAAGGGCATGCGATTCCCGACGGTACCAACTGCTGTATCTGCTGGGGGAGGGGATGACTGATGCCTACCCTGTTCGATAGCGCTCGCCATCAGGCCGTTCTCGCCACTCCCACCGGGTACCGGAGATGGACTCGGTTCACGGCCAGCCGGGGAGGTGACTCGGTTGACCTGGAGCCGGTGGGTGGATCCCTCACCCAGGACAACCGGCGTGAGGGCCGGTGGGACGGCCGTCTCCAGTTCGTCGGCGATGACCTCCTACCCACCCGGCCGAGTGACATCCTGACCCCGTTTGGCACGCTGGTCACTGTTGAGCTGGGGCTGGAACTTCTTGACGGTTCAGTGTCAACGGTGCCCTACGGGGTCTACGAGATCAGTTCCGTCGGGACTCGTGTGTCGGCGGAGTCCCGGGTCGTGGACGTCTCGCTCTCTGATCTGTCCGGCATCATCGAGCGCTATCGGTTCGAGAACCCCCTGGTGATCGCCGCCGGGACCGACCTGGGGACCATGGTCAACACGGTGATCTCGAACCGAACCGGCATCAACCCGGGGGTGAGTCCGGTAGGTGTCTCCCTCGGTGCCGCGCGGACTTTCGGACTGGACACCGGAACCGGGCCGTGGTCCGAGATTCTGGATGTCCTGGCCGGGTTCAGTCGGACCGCTTGGTACGACCGGGTAGGGGACATCCAGATCGGAGTGATCACGCCGGATACCGACTCGGCCTATCCGATATCCTCGCTGGCCACCCTGTCCGCCGATTTCGACACCCGGCCACCGAACGTGGTGGTGGCCCGGGGCGAGAACCAGAACGGCACCACGCCGGTTCAAGCGGTCGCCATGGACACCGATCCCTCCTCCCCTACCTATGCCGGTACCGGGCCGGGAACGAGCCCGTACGGGCGTGTGACCTACTTCTACGCCTCTCCTCTCCTGACGACCCTGGCCCAGGCACAGAGCGCGGCCGAGACGATCCTGGCGTCCAAGGTCGGTGCCGGTGCCACGTACGCACTCACCGTGCCTTACGACCCGACCATCTCGGCCGGAGACGTGGTGGCTGTGGGAGGGGCGATCCTGGCCGTGGACGCCGTCACGGTGAACCTCACCGGTGACACCTCTCTACAGGTTCGGGAGCTGGGCTAATGCCGATCGACCTCTCCAAGATCAAGAAGAAGATCAACCCTCCGCCGGACGGTCAGGATGTGCTCCGGCTCAAGGTGGGGGTGGTGTCCGCGATCGCTGCGGACGGCACGGTGGACATCACGCTGAACGGCACCACCATTGCCGACGTGCCGTGTCTCGGCTCAGCTCAGTTCATCGTCGGGCAGACGGTCCAGGTGCTCAGCTACCGGGGCTCGCTACTGGTTCTCGGGGGGAGCGGCTTGCCGGTTGCTCAAGCTGTCTCGGCGACTGGCGGCAGCGCCGACACCGGTACGACTACCAACACGTCGTTCATCACCGCATTGTCCGGGGGAACCGCCTCATGGGGGGTGGCGTTCGTCGCCCCGCCGTCGGGAAGAGTGACGGTTACCTGTAAAGCGGCGGCCTTCAACGACACGGCCAACTCGTATGCGGTCCTGGATTTTCAGGTCCGGCTCGGATCCACGGTCAACGCTGGCACGATCTTCCGGAACGTCAGTGAGGACACTGCCGGGGTGATCCGCTCCGGTACGGCCAACCAGCAGGGCACCATCGTGGCTTCGGACCTCATCTCAGGATTGACCCCTGGTGTGGTCTACAACGTCACGCTGGGGTACCACGCGGCTGTCTCAGGTACAGCAGCATTCAACCGGCGCCAAGTCATCGTCCTACCCCAGTAACGAAGTAAGTGAGGAACTGGGGGGAGCGGGGGGAGCCCCTACCCTATACACGTTGGGGGGACACTCTCCTTAGATCTGAGCGCGGGGGCGGGCGCACGTGCACGCACGCGGGAGCCTCTGAGGAGCTGTCCCCGCTCCCCCCGCTCCCCCGTCTGATCCGGGCTCCCGAGGTGCTGGCCGACCTGATACGCTGAGAGACATGACAGCCATGCCGCCAACGTGGACCATCCTGGTCCCGACTCTGGGCGAACGACGACCCCTGTTTGAGCGGCTGATGAGTGCGCTGCTCCCCCAGACCGAACCGTATGAGGGCCGGGTCAAGGTGGTCGGCCACTACAACAACGGCGCCCCAGGGCTTCCCACGATCCGTCAGTACATGGTTGCCAGTACGACGTCCGACTACCTGTCGTTCGTCGATGATGACGACATGACCCCCCCGTACTTCGTGGACGAGACGATGCACGCGTTGGAGCAGGGGCCGGATTACGTCGGATGGCAGGTTCAGTGCTACTCGGACGGGGTGCCTACGGCTGTCTCGTACCACTCCCTGGAGCACAAGGGCTGGACCAACCTCCCCGATCGGTACCTCCGCGACATCTCGCACATCAATCCGATCCGCGCCTCGATCGCCAGGCAGGCGGATTTCCGGCGTGCCAAGCCTGGTCAGCCCGAGGATCGGGCCTGGGTCCAGCAGCTACGCCACGGGGGCAAGCTCAAGACCCAGGTGGTGATCGACCGGATCATGTACCACTACCTGTTCTCGACCAGCCGGACGGCGGGCATCGGTTCCCGCTGGCAGGCACCGAGCAAGATCCACCCCGGGCACGAGCGCTCGGTGATCGAACACCCTCACTTCACCTGGAGCACCGATGCCTAAGAAACCCGTGGTCACCATCTCAGTTGAAGGGGAGATGAGTCCGGGCCAGGTGGACGATCTGATCTCCGATATCCCTCATGGTGCTCAATACAGCGGGACGATCTCGTCCGGCGAACCGGACGGTATCCAGGTCTACGAACTGTCTGTTCAGGGGCTATCGGTAGCCGAGGCCCAGGCGTTCCTCGTCTCGATCCCTGGGGGTTCCGATGCCCATTGAACTGGCCGTGATTGTCCCGACCCGGGGACGGCCGGAGAACATCCGCAAGGTGATCAGCGCCTGGGACTTCACGAACGCGTGGGACGTGGCGGACTTGATCCTGGCCATCGACGCGGACGACCCGGAGTACGACGGGTACATGCGGTTGCGAGAGGAGTCCGAGCACCCGGACACCGGAGACCCCCTGTTCTCCGTGGCGATCCAGAGCACGTGGCTACCGATGGTCCACAAGCTGGACCGGGTGGCGGTCGCGGTGGCCGAGAGCCGGAAGTACTTCGCCATCGGGTTCGCCGGTGACGATCACCTCCCCCAGACGATCGACTGGGCCAAGACCTACCTGACCGCGCTCAAGGAGATGGGCACCGGCCTGGTCTACGGCGATGACGGGTACCAGGGCCGCAACCTCTGCACCGAGTGGGCTGTCACCTCGGACGTGGTGCGGGCACTGGGCCGGATGGTTCCGGCGCCGGTCGAGCACATGTACTCGGACGTCTCGATCCTGGATCTGATGGACGGTGCTGGAGCCGCGCGTCACCTCCCCCAGGTGCGGATCGAGCACATGCATCCGATCGTTGGTAAGGCAGCGGAGGACGACCAGTACAAGCGGGTCAACTCCCGGGAGCAGTTCCGCAAGGACGAGGTCGCCTACAACACTTGGACTCGGCGGTCCAAAGCGGATCACATCGCGGCTGTTCGCGCGCTCCGGGCCGGGATGCCGGACGAACCGGCGGCCAGGATCAAGCCGCGCCCGGTCCGGGCCGTCCGTGGTCCTGTCCGCCGGTCAGGGCCGACACGCAGAAAGGTGGAGGGCATCATGAGCAGCAAGGGCTTCCCGTTCTCACGGGAGTTCAAGGAGGTCCGGGGAGCGACACCGGACGAGATCGGTATGACGCTGGCCGATCTGGCGACCCAGGTCCCGGCCGATCAGGAGATCGTGGAGCTGGGCGTGTTCCAGGGCCGGACCGCGCTGATCCTGGCCTGGGGAGCGAAGCAGGGTCACGGCGCGCACGTCACGGCGATCGACGCTTGGGACCTCCCCGGCAACACCTACGGACCGCCGTTCAACGAGGCAGAGTCCAAGACCTGGGCACAGTATCGGATCCGGGAGCTGGGCTACACCGACAAGATCTCCCTAGTTCAGGCGTTCTCTCATGAGGTGGCCGAGGACTGGGGAGGACGCACCGACGACGGGGAGAACCCCAAGAAGGTGGGCCTGTTGTTCGTCGACGACGATCACTCGTATGCCGGTGCGCGCCGGGCGATCGAGGCTTGGGCACCGCATCTGGCGCCAGGCGCGACCATCGCAGTCGACGACTACGGGCACCCGGACTGGCCCGGGGTCAAGGAGGCCGTGGACGAGCTGGTGGCCGAGGGCTTCCTGGCGCCGGTCGAGATCTACCACGACCGGTTGGCCGTGACCCGGCTGGACACCGGCAACCAGCCCAAGGCCATCACGAGCGAGGGAGTCTCACCCTCCCCGGTAGATGCTCAGATCGACCGGGACCATTCCGTCCTTGGTGGCCACGAGGACTGGATGACCGACCCCGAACCTGACACTTCAGCGTCAGACTTCGGCCGGGAGTACGTCCAGTTCAACGAACTGGGGGACGTGGAATCCGGTACGCCGATCGAGGAGCTGAACACTGTCCAGCTTCGCGCTCTGGCCAGGTACCGGGGCATCACGCTGGGCGCCCGCAAGGACAAGCGGGACGCCATGCTCCAGGCTCTCCGGGATGGCACGTGAGGCTCTCGGTCTCGGTGATGGCCCACCCGGACCGGGTCGACCTGGTGAGCGATCTCCAGGACCGGCTCGGCCGGGAGGTGCCGGTCCACTGGGATCCGGAGGGTAAGCCGTCCGGCAACGGTGACCGGGTCTGGCGCGTGGCTCGTGGGGCTTGGCAGCTGCATGACCCTGAGGCTGACTGGCACGTCCTGATCCAGGACGATGCGCTCCCCTGCCCGGACTTCCTATCCGGGCTGGAGCGCGCGTTGGAGTATGTCCCGATGGACGCCACGGTATGCCCGTACCTGGGCCGGGGGGGAGCCGCACCCCGGAAGTGGATGACCATGGGTGCGATGGCCGATCAGCGGCAAGCCTCGTTCGTGGTTTCACAGAGCTTGATGTGGGGGGTTGCCATCTGCCTCCCCGTCGCGCTCATCCCGGACATGATCGTGCGTGCCGACACCATGCACCGGGTGCCGGACGACATGAGGGTTGCCGGATGGACCAAGCGCCGGGGGGGCGAGGTCTGGTACACCTGGCCGTCTCTGGTGGACCATCGGCCCGTAGCGTCCATCACCAAACACCGTGCGGCCGATCGGCGCGCGGTCAGACATCATCAGGGCTCAGCGCTGGAGCTGTCCTGGAGTGGGCCGGTGGTTCGTGACCCTGCGTACACACGTGCGCGGGGGCCGAGGTCGGGACCTTCAGCGAACCGGCAGGTAGTCTCGCTACACAGGCGCTTCGCACCGGAAAGGTAGGGACCAGTGCGTGACCACACGGCGGGTTTTGCCCCCCTTGGGACGGGACATATTCTTTCTCGTTCTGGGCGGGACATGGGGAACGTGGACGGCGTACAGCGGAGGGCCGTGGCCGATCATGCTGATCAGCGCGGCAACGATGATGGGGCCGGGGTTTCTGCGACTCTGGCTCTCCGGGCCCGGTACCGGGGCCAGGCTTTCGTTGCCGCCGGAGGAGCCGTCGGGGCCGCAGCCCTCCTTGTCCTCTGGGCCGTCCAGTCCGGAATCGGGGGCTGATCGACCGTGACCGAACCTGAGCGCCCTACCGCTGAGGTCTGGGAGATCCCCCGGAGAGTCTGGCTCGTGCTCATGAGCTGGGGTCTGGCCGTCCTGATGCTGGCCGGTCTCTTCGCGTACCAGCTGTGGGAGTCCGAGAGAGAGCAGGATCGAGCGATGTGCGCGATGCTCGACATCCTGGTATCCGGCCCTGAGCCGGTGGCCGGTCCGGCGGGAGACCGGGGACGGGCGGTGCTCGCTGCTATGCAGGTGTACAGGGAGACTCTGAACTGTTGAAACGCTACAGTCCTGGCTACAAAGAAAGCCCCGGCCGATTCGGCCGGGGCTTTCTGCCGGTCAGTGCCGGGGGCCGTACTTGCGCGCGACCTTGACGAGCTGGTGAGCCGGGAAGTCGGTGGAGTACCGCTCGGCCCAGGTATTGCCCTCACTGACCATGTGGACGCGCATGGTGTCGCCCTCCCGGCGGGAGCCCGCCACCACGGCCCACCCGCACAGCTCCATGTCCCCGATCAGGTCCCCGTCCTGGGCCTGGTGGGCGAACATGGTCTCGAACTCCTCGTGAGTGGTGCCCACGGCCTGGTCCAGCCGAGCGGCTACGGTCCCATTGAACCGGTTGTCCACCGGCGCCACGGTGGCGGACACCGATCCGGCCGGGCCCAGCTCCCATGCCGAGGTCCGGCGGAAGGAGTAGAACGCCAGCGCCGTGTCCGCCTCTGCGAACGTGGCCGGACGGGCCTCGGTGGCCACCGTCGAGGACCGGGAGAAAGTGGCGTCGAACGCCACGACCAGGATGGAGGTCTCGGTGATGTGAGCGGTGGTGACGTTCATGGTGGCCTCCCTGGCCTTGTGGAGGGGCGTGTCCCCCTCACATCCACTACATTACAGCGTTGACTGTGAAGTGTCAACGAGGGCGACCAGCGAATCTCTGGCTTGTGCCAGGAAACGGCGTGACTGTATAGTCGCGAGTGAAGTACCCATAATCTGAGGAGGAGTGAAACCGTGATGACCCCGGACAATGCGACCGAGGCGCCGGAGGAGTTCGTCGGCTATGGCCCGGCCGCTAGGTACCTGGGCCTCAAGCGGAACACGCTCTCGTCCTACGCGGCGCGCGGCATCGGTCCCCAGGTCAACCGCCATCAGGTGGTTGACCAGTACAACAAGCCCGTATTCACCCGGGCCGAACTCGATCGCTGGAAGGAGAGCAGGCCGGGCCAGGGCGCCCGGACCGATCTCCTGGCGGCCAGCGCATGACTCGCTCTTGAAGTGGGGCGACGGGTTCCCGGAGTTGGCGCTCCGGGACCTACCAGATCTTTACTGCGCCGAGGGGGACTGACCCCCGGGGAGGGGCACTCTCCCCGGGGGTCTTTCTCTGTCCTCAGGAGAGGATGACGTCCACCTTGTGACCACGAGCCTCAGCGATGATGGCGTGTGCCAGGCAGGCGGTGACGGTGGTCTCCGCCCTCCGGATCCCGTAGATGGTGAACATCTCGGGGTCTGTCTTCGGGTCACTGTGGTTGATGCCCTTGCTCTTGATCCGGCACTCCATGATCTCGTCCTCTCGCTCCCCGGGGCCGTGCGCCTCGATGTATTCAACCTTACAGTCATGACACTTGAGAGTCAACGACTGTGAAGTACTTCACAGGCACAGCTGTAGGGTTGACTCTTCAGAGTCATGGCTGTAATGTTTGTCGTGTCAGCAGGACAACGGCAAGCAAGGGAGACAGCGATGACCGCCAAGGGCAAGATCAACGCCAGCAAGGTTCAGATCAACGACCGGATCATCGTCAAGGTCAGTGTGGACGGCACGGTCGGGCCGAGCGCCACCAAGACCGGGGAGGGCGTTCAGGTTGCCCGGGTCATTGACAAGGGGGTGCGGGCCGCTGGCCCGTACGAGGCTCGGGGCAAGTACGTCATCGAGACCTCCGCCGGATCGTTCGAGGCGGCCCCGATCCAGACCATGTGGCTGGCGCCGGAGGACGCGGCCGGAATCAAGCGAGCGTACGCCGAGGCTGTGGACGAGGAGAACGAGCGCAACATCATCAAGGCCAACGACGGCGGGGAGGCCGACATGAACGACACCGAGACCCTGGCTGTGGACGCAGACCTGGCAGATGCCGCCGCGCTGTCCCCCTGGCTGGCGGGCAAGCTGACCCAGCACATCGAGACCCTGGGCGCTGACAACGATGCTCACCTCCCTGTGGCCGGTGTGCCGGGTACTTCGCTGGGCGAGATGCGGGAAGCCTTCAAAGACGAGGATGAGACCCCTGAGGTCGTCCGGGAGCTGACCGGCTCGGCTGTGGTCAAGCTTCTGGAGCGGGTCCACGAACGGATCCGCCAGAACCACCCGGAGGTGCCTGAGGTCGTGATCGTGACCGGCGCCGGGATCGGAATGGGGAGCAGCAACAAGTGGGGCCACTTCCGCCCCCAGGGCTGGATTACTCGGGACGGCGAGACCTCCGCCCACGTCCACGAGATGTTCATGGCAGGGGAGACCCTGGCCAAGGGTGCCCACCAGGTGCTCCAGACCATGCTCCACGAGTCGGCGCACGCACTGGCCGAGCACCGGGGCGAGAAGGACACGAGCCGTCAGGGCCGCTGGCACAACCAGGTGTTCCTGAAGACGGCCAAGGAGCTGGGCCTGGAGTACCGAGGCGACAAGGCGGACAAGGCCCTGGGGTTCTCGGCAGTAACCCTGACACCCAGCACGATCACGGAATATGCCGACCTGATCGATGAACTGGAACAGGAGATCTGCCTCATGGTCCGCCTCCCCGGATGGCTGGGCGGCTCGGAGGACGACCAGGACAGCAACGGCGGCGAGAACATGGGCAAGGCCCCCAAGGGGACCGAGACCAAGAGCACGAGCAACGTCAAGCTGACGTGCCTGTGCGAGGAGCCGAACATCATCCGGGCGTCCAAGAAGGTGGCGGACAAGATGGTGGTCAGGTGTGACGACTGTGAGGAGCTGTTCACCGAGAAGGAATGACCCCCCCGAGCAACCCCCGGCCGACCGGCCGGGGGTTGTTACTTTGTAGGCAATGCTGTAAGGTTATGGATGGTGGGAGAGGCCTGCCGTTAGGGGAGGAAGAACGTGGAAGAGATCAGGGCGTTGAAGGTTTTCCTGTCCGGGGTCGATGACCTGGACGCGGTGAGCCGCGCCGTGGAGCGGGAGCGGGAGATCCGGATCGGCATGGCGCGGACCGGTCAGGGCCGGGAGGTCGTCGCCGAGTCCCTGGACGCTCAGGCGGCCATGGATGACGAGGCCGTCCTGGACCTCACCGAGGGCCAGCCGACCACGCTGGTGGACGCGCTGACGCGGTTGCTGGAGACCTGGAATCAGAACGGCGTGCCGGACGGCGCCGAGTATGAGCTGGCGGCCGTCCTAACCTACCCGTGGCCGGAGGACGAGCGCCGGATCTCGCTGCACAGCCCGCACCACGGCCTGGCGCTGCACACCGAGCACACCCCCGAGCGGGACCTGGTCGTGAAGATGGGGAGCAACCGGTGGGAGGTGGCCCGGGTGTCCTGGGAGGACGCCGGGTCCGGCGGCATCCTGGCGGCCGAGGCCGTGGCCGAGGCCGTCTACCGGGCCACCCTGGCGCGCGTCATCCCGGACCGGGAGCACATCGTCCAGCTGAACGCGGCTGAGACCGCCCAGCTCCGGCGCTGGCTGAACGGGGAGAACACCGGATCGAACTGGATCGGCGACCGGCTGACGCTCAACCCGGCCGGTGACGGAGTGTGGATCCGCACCCGGCCGTACAACAACCAGCACATCCCTGCCCGGCCGTACAGCTCCCAGAGCATCCCGAGATGAACCGGTCTCGTAGGCGCCGACTGGTATCCAAGCGTGCCCGGTACGCGAACCGGGTCGGTATCCACTCTTGTGGGATCCGGGCGGGCCGATGGGTGATGGCTGGTTATCGCCTGGATCAGACCTGGCACCGTATCCGCCTCCAGCACTGACCTGCGAAAATGCGGCGGTCCTCCTCCCCCTGTTGCAAACCTTGCAGTCTATACGGTAAGGTTTCAGCCAGAAGGAAGGAGGGCCGCCGATGCGGCTCAAGGTAGAGATCGACGAACTGACTCCGGACCAGTGGGAGCAGGCCCAGAGGATGCTCCAGGCCAGCTACGAGATCCCGGATGGCGCTAGCCGCGCGTGCCTGCTCCTCATGCATGAGGGGGAGGAGAGGCACGTCGAGATGCCGGTGTCTAAGGTGTCCGTCCTGCTGATGGGGCTGAACCTGGTCGCCACGTTCCGGGAGATGAGCCGGGTCGTGGACGAGGCCATGCGGCACGTCCGGGACCCGTTCCACAACTCGGACACCGGTGGTCATGTCGCCGCGATGGACCGATACCTGCCGCCTCACTCCAAGGAGTGCGACGACCAGGACGACGACCGGCCATGCCTGCTGGACTGCCCTGTTCGAAAGGTCGATCTGAGCAAATGCAAGTGCGGGTTTCGTGCCCCGGAACTCGGGCCGCACCCGATGTGCCCGGTGCACAAGTGAGTGTCAGGAAGGTCGCGGGCCTGGACCTGTCCATCACGGCGCCGGGTCTGGCCCACACCGGGGTCGATGGGACCGCGTGCACGCACCTGATCAAGCCTGGAGCCGCCAAGGGTGACCGGCGCCTGACCTATATCCGGCACCAGGTTCTAGGTCTTTTCGGTGCACCTGAACTGGTCCTGATAGAGGGATACCTGGAGAAGTCGTACAGCGCCGGGACCACCGGGATGGTGCACGGTGCTGTCCGGGAGGGTCTGATCCAGGCGGAGATCCCGTACGGCACAGTCCCGCCGACCTGTCTCAAGAAGTACGCCACCGGGTCCGGGAGCGCCAGCAAGACGGACATGGCGCTGGCCGCTTTCAAGCGTGGCGGCGTGGAGTTCACGAACGACAACGAGTGTGACGCTTGGTGGTTGTGGGTCATGATCAATGACTTCGTCGGCCGTCCGGTGTTCAAACTCCCCGAGGTTCACAGGAACCAACTGTCCAAGATCAAGATGGAGGTTTAGGCTGTGGGCCTGGAGAAGCGTAAGGAAGAGTTGCGCCGGGAGATCGAGCGCAAGGCCCGGTACCTGGAGAGCCTGGAGGCCATGCCGGACTTCGGGATGTTGGCCGACGGGACCGTCCTGGGCCTGGTGGTCACGTTCGGCCCGAGCCGGGGCTACCCGATGATCGCGTACAAGGTGGACGGGTTCTGGTTCGTCACCGGCAAGCGCGGCCCGGATGGCGCCACCTCGGACGCGCTGGCCGAGTGGCTGATGTCTGGCGGCCGTCACCTCCGGCACGCCCAGGTGCTGGCCGAGTTCCAGGTGGAGACCGTGGAAGTGTTCGACCTGGGCGCGGCCCTGGACGGTCTCCTGAGCAGCCTGTCCGAGCGCCGGTCCACGGCTTCGGACTACGACGAGGCCAGCGGACGGGGGATCTGACCGTGGCTATCCGAGTCATCCTTCCGTTCGATCGGGAGACCGAGAACACGGTGGTCTACGCCGTGAGCAACCTGAAGTCCCTGCCCGTCGGCCAGGTCTACATCAACAAGGAGCACCTAGAGAAGATCAACGGGGAGTGGCCCACGTCGATCACCCTCACGATCGAGTGGCCCACGTCGATCAACCTCACGCCGGTCGAGCCGGGGGACACCACGCGATGACTGAGCCCATGGCCTATTTCCCGGCCGAGGCCGAGATGGCCGAGAGGAAGACTGAGCAGGAGAAGGCGTACCTGAGGGGCCAGGTAGAGATGTACCTGGCCCGCTCGGGCGGCAAGCTCGGGTGCCCACACCCGGCGCACCGGTTCGCCAGCCCCCGCAAGGCGCCGAGTCGTCTCATCCTCCCCGAGTGTGCCGGGCGCGCGGCGTGGCTCGCCGCACGCAAGGAGGGCATCGGCGGGTCTGAGGTCGGCGCCCTGATCGGGGTGAACGAGCACGAGACGGCCATGTCGATCTGGTCCAAGAAGAAACGGACCGAGCCGGACGTGGAGCTGACCGGTGCGCCGATCGAGTGGGGTCACCGGCTGGAAGACGTGGTAGCCCAGAAGACGGCCGAGGAGATCGGCCTGGTCTCCCGATTCGGGGGTGGGCTCTGGGCGATGAACGGCAAGGAGCACATCCGGGTCACGCCGGACCGGTTCGGGTGCAAGCCTCGGTCTTGGAAGGCCGAGGCCGTCATCGAGTGCAAGACGGCGGGGGATGACGAGCACTGGGAGTCCGGCACCATCCGGCCCGGTGGCAAGGGGACAGGTTCGGCTCCCCTGGGGTATCAGGCCCAGATTCAGTGGCAGATGGGCATTCTCGGTCTCCCTGTGGGTTACCTCGGGTGCTTCCACATCGACCGGTCGCGCCAGTTCTTCACGGTAGAGGTCCACTTCGATGCCGACTGGTTCGGCGAGATGATGGAAACGGCTGACGACTTCTGGGAAGACAACATCCTGGGGGATGAAATCCCGCTCCATGATTTCCGGCACCCGATCACCGAGGGCCTGTTGAAGGAGCAGCACCCGACCGTGCTGTCTCCTTCCACCGATCTGCCCGACCTGGCGGAGGAGTGGATTAAGGACTACCAGCGGGCCAAGAAGCGGCACGAGGAGGCCGAGGCCGAGTTCACCGCGATCAAGAACGAATTCCGGTCCTGGACCGGGGACGCTGGCGCGGCGTACCTGGGTGACGAGAAGATCGTGGGCTACCCCGAGGTTTCTACCAAGCGCATCGACGTGGAAGCGTTGAAGCGCGATTACCCGGAGGTAGCCGAGGCTGTTACCGTCAGCAGCCGGTACCGGCGGATGACCATCCGGGTGCCGAAGCAGTACAAGCTTCCTGACGCGTAAGCGTCAAGATTGCGACATTACCGGCAACCCTGTAAGGTAAGATTCGTCAGTCCCGAAGTCACGTGGTGGCGATAGGGGCGAAAGCACGGCGGATTATCCGCCTGGGACCGGCGGCCCCTGGATAGGCAGTTGTCAGCCCTTCGGTACCGGGAGGGTGAACGTGGTTCGAGTCCACGTCGGGGCGCGACCGAGACGGGTTTGGGGTGAACGGCAGGTCGGACCGGACGAAATTGAGCCGGACGCGTGGAAACCCTGATGAACGCCCTATCCACGAGGCGTGACGGTTCGGAGAGACGCCCGGCGGGAGACCAATCAGGTCCCCGCCGGGCCGCACCAACAACGCACTACTCCACTGAACGCACAAGGAGCACAGATGGCAGGCAAGACCACCACCCCGACGGACGCCGATTTCGCTGAGGCCAACGACCTGCTCGGTCCCGACGGCGCCAGCACCACCGACACCGATTTCGAGGACGCGGACGACCTGCTCAACTCCGTCCAGGAGGACGACGCGGAGGGCTGGGTCCCGACGGAGCGCGGTGAGGCCATCTCCGGTGTGGTGACCAAGGTCGGGGAGACCCGGTCCGACTTCGCCACCTCCGAGGACGACGCGATGTGCCCGACCGTGACCGTCCAGACCAAGGGCGGCGACAAGTACCGGATCATCGGGTACGGCTCGGTGCTCAAGCGTGAACTCCAGGACGCAGCCCCCCAGATCAACGATCTGATCGCCGTGAAGTACTGGGGCGAGAAGCCGATCAAGAAGGGCAAGTTCGCCGGGAAGATGTACAAGCATTTCTCGGTGGCCGTGAAGCACAAGAGGTGATCTTCCCCGGTGTCTCGGTTCCTGTAACAGGCTGCCTGAGGCCGTAGATCAGGGTTTCACCAGGGAGAGGGAACCCCTGCCCGCTGTGACCGGGCAGGGGTTCCGTTTTTCTCGGAGAGGAGATGACGTGTTCAAGCTTGACGACTCCCAGGTGCGGGACGGCACCGTGCTGACCCTGGGCATCCAGTACGAGGGTCAGACCACCGACAAGGTGTGGACGTACGCGGTCCTCAAGGCCGGAGGGTTGTGGTACGCCACCGGGAACGGGCCGGTGTCCGCCTCCTGGTCGGCCATCAACCGGTGGCTCGGTAAGGATGGGCGCATCGTGCTGTGGGTCAAGGTGGCCACCGAGTGGGCCGACCTCTACCCCCTGAGGGTCGAGGGGGAGCGGGCTGCCCAAGTGATCTGGGATGAGCGGCCGTCGTACTACGACCTCCCCCACCGGTAACGAACGGCCCGGCACCATACGGTGCCGGGCCGTTCTGACACTGGACTGTCAGAGAGCGATGACGCTGACGGAACTCGGTTTGTCGTTCCACCATCCGCCGGACAGGTCGTAATACTGTCCCGTGTCCGCCTGGAACCAATCGCCGGTGCAACCGATGTACCGCCAGACGATGAGAACGTAGTGGGACGTGTTGTTGGACACCATGGTCGTCACGTTGTCGAAGCCGGTCAGGTTACGGCAGTGACCCGGAGCGTTGTAGACCTGCTCCCCGGTCTGGCGCCAGATCGGCAGACCCCAGTTCCCGTGAGCGAACAGGCAGACAGTGCCCGGGTAGTTACCACAGTCAGACCACGCGGCCTGGGCCGGAGCGGACGGCACGGTGACACCGGCGGTCAGGACGACCGCTAGAGCCAGCGTGGCTAGGAACTTCTTTATCATGGTCTCTCCTCGTCAGCTTTCCTGTGAGGTCACCCTACCGCCCCGGATTGACACCTGGCAGGTAGACCGAGTAACCTCGCAGTCATGACGACAACGAACCTGGACGCGATGATCCGGGACGCGATGGACAACGGGATCACTCATCATTTGATCCCCCGGGAGACGGCCGACCGGATGCGAGCCCGGCTGGAAGAACTGACCGGATCCAAGACCGCCGGGCACGAGCCGGACGGCGGCAAGTACCGGGGCCACGCCTACCGGATGCACACCGTGGAGATCCAGAGGGGGCACCACTGATGCTCAGCGTTCGCCCGTACCAGCGGCGCGCCCTGGACGCGATCGAGCAGGCCGAGCGTGAGGGTCTGCGTCGTCCTCTACTGGTCTACCCGACCGGTACCGGCAAGACCGTGATCTTCTCGCACGCGATCGCGGAGCGGGCCGACCGGGGCCGCTCCCTGGTTCTCGTGCACCGGGAGGAGTTGGCGGCTCAAACGGTCGACAAGATCCAGAGGATCGCGCCGGAGCTGAGCACCGGCATCGTCAAGGCGGACCGCAACGACCTCGACGCGGATGTGGTCGTGGCCTCGGTTCAGACCGTGAGCCGGGACAAGCGTCTGGCTGAGCTGATCGAGAGTGGTCGCCGCTCCCCGTTCGGGACCTTGATCGTTGACGAGGCTCATCACGCACCAGCGCCGACCTGGACCAAGGTTCTCCAGGGGATGGGCTCCTGGTCGGAATACGGTCCGCTGACCGTCGGGTTCACGGCCACCCCGGAGCGGGACAACAAGACCTTGGGCGTGTGGGAGCGGGTTGTCTCGTACATGTCAATCCGGGAGGCCATCTACGGCGACCGCAAGAAGGACGAGGAGGGGGGTTACCTCGTCCCGATCCTCCCGGCCGTGGTCGTCGAGACCAAGATGGACATGAGCAAGGTCCGCAAGGGGTCGGACGGGGATCTCTCCGGCGGCGACCTGGGTAAGGCCATGGAAGACGCGGGAGCCATCGAGCAGATCGCCGACGCGTACGCGGAACACGCACGGGACCGCAAGGGGGTGGCGTTCACCCCGACGATCGCCACGGCACACCACCTGGCGGCCGAGCTGTGCAAGCGCGGCATCCCGGCCGAGGCGGTGGACGGCAACACCGAGACCGAACTCCGGCGCGCCATCCTCCGGCGTCTCAAGACCGGAGAGACCCAGGTCGTGGTCAACTGCGCCGTGCTCACCGAAGGGTTCGACGAACCCTCGATCTCGTGTGTGGTCGTGGCCCGGCCGACCAAGTTCCACGGGCTCTACGTGCAGATGGTCGGCCGGGGTACACGTCTGTACCCGGGCAAGAACGATCTGATGGTCCTGGACATCGTGGGCGCCAGCAACCGTCATGAACTCGTGGGCCTGGTGGACCTCGGGCTGGACATGGACGATCCGCGCAAGAAGCCGGGCGACGAGTCCGAGAGGATGCAATGCCCGACGTGCAAGTCCGCCGACTGCGGATTCCCGGACTGGCACCGGTGCAAGCTCTGCAAGCGGTATCTGCCGGTGTCCGTCACCACGGCCGGTGGCACCCGGCACGTGAACTGCCGCGCCCAGGGTGGCGGCAAGGTCGATGTGTTCGGCACGTCCCGGCTGGCGTGGCTCCCCCTCCCCGGCGGCGCGTACTGTCTCGGGGCCGGTAAGGAGGTCGTGGTGATGGCGCCGCTCGGGACCGACACGTGGAAGCTGGCCGCGTATGAGGGCAACCGGTTGACGGTCATCCAGGACGAGGTCCCGGCCGACTGGGCCATGGGCATCGGGGAGGACCGGGCCAAAGCGTTTCAGAGGCTGGTCGAACGGACCGCGCGATGGCGCAAGGGCCGGGCCAGCGAGGCCCAGAAGTCACGCCTGTTGCGCCAGGGTTTCCCGGAGAGCAAGCTCCACCTAGTCAAGACGATGGGCGAGGCATCTGATCTGTCCACCCGGATCACCGGCCGTCACGCGCTGAAGAAGATGGGCCTCTTGCCGACCAGGTAGGCAAGGCTGTAAGGTAAGATTGCAGGCGGGGGGACTAAGGTCCCCTCACCGCTACAACAGGACGGGGAGTCCATGGAGATCAGAATCAGGACCATCGACGAGTTCCGCAGTGAGCGGGTGACCGTCGAGGTGGCGCCGGGCCAGCGAGCCGAGATCGAGATCGTTGACGGCGAGGTGTCAAGTCGGGAGCACCTGTTCACTTCTGATGAGGTGGCCGACGCTCAGGCGTCCGAGGCCCAGTTGGTGTCCGGTCCGCTCCAGAAGCGGATCAACGAGATGGAAGAGAAGTTGGTCAAGGAGCGGGTTAGGGCCAATGCGATCCAGCGCCAGGTCCAGGGGTATGACGAGGACCGGCACACCGAGAGGGAGCGCGCGGACCGGGTCACCCGGGAGCACTCCATGTGCGCCGGAAAGCTGGAGTTGCGGGAGAAGGATGCGGACACGTTCCGGCGCCGTGCGGGAGAACTGGAGCGCCGCGTCAAGGATCTGGAGTCCGACCTGGCCAACACGCAGACCCAGAGAGACAGCCTGGTGAAGGAGCGGGACTGCCTCGATCGGGGGCGGATCGAGCTGAACCAGCGGATGAAAACGCACGGCCAGGTGACGGCCGAGCGTTTGGCCAAACGTGGGACCCGGATCATCGAGCTGGAGAATCGGGTAACTGAGCTGGAAGAAGGTCGTCAGGCGGACGACAAGGAGATCAAGACGCTCCAGGATCAGCGGGACAAGGCGCTGACACGGGTCGGGGAGCTGGATCGGGAAGTCCGGATAGCTCAGCAGTCGATCGAGGCTCGTGACCGGCTTCTGGGGGCGGCGACCACGAAGATCGACAACGCCCGGGAGATCCTGTCCAGCCCCGAGGTTAACGAGGCTCGGACCAACGTCGTAACGACCGGGGGTGTACGACTGTCGGGCGCCATCGGCAAGGCTCTCGAAACGCTCGCGTGACACTGGACAACGACGGACCGGGCCACCTCCGGGTGGCCCGGTTGTTTCATCAGGAGGGACCGAGCGTGACCAACCTCAGCACCGGGCACCGGGCATACCTGATCTCCCAGGCGGTTGACCCCGACCTGGCCGAGAAGCTGGGTGTGCGCACCGTGAACAGCCGCGCCGACATGGAGGCGACCGGCGACGACAACTGGGTCAACTTCGCCAACTTCCCCGCCATCCTCTTCCCCTGGACCTCCCCTGACGGCCGGGTCATGTTCCAGGCGCGGCCGGACAATCCGACCGTGGACAACAGCGGCAAGCCTCGCAAATATGTGTTCGGCCGGGGAGCGACGCCGGTCCTGTGGGCCTTGCGGGAGGTGGACGGCGCGGACACCGCGCTGATCATCGAGGGCACCAAGCAGGGGTTGGCGGGAGCCAGCTACGCACCCGCCGGAGTGTCGGTCTACTCGATCGCCGGATGCCGGATGTGGCAGATCGACGGGGTGCCAATCCCCGACCTGGCCGTTCTGGACGGCAAGAAGGTGATCATCGTCCTGGATGCGGACGCGGCCACCAACCCGGACGTCTACGGCGCCGGGGTCGGCCTGACTGAGGCACTCGCCATGGAGGGTGCCGAGAAGGTGTTGTTTGGCCGCCTCCCTGGGGGCGGCAAGTCCGGCCTCGATGACATCCTGGCGAGTCGCCCGGACAACCGCCGGGCCGTGTTCATGAACCGCTTGATCGAGGGGGCCAAACCCAAGCCTGCTGACCGCGCGCCCAAGGCACGCAAGAGGGGGGGACCGATGCCGACGGGGAGCAACGGCCGGGAGGTCCTCATCGTCAACGAGGACCGGTACGACGTGATCAACAAGCTCACGGACGCACTGCTCAAGCGATGGGACGCCACCCAGTTGTTCAACCACGGCGGGGTGATCTCGCGTCGGCAGAACGACACGATGAGCCCTGTGGACCGGGGGTCGTTTCACGACATCGTGCAGATGACCGTGATCACGATGAACGAGAACGACGGTGCCCAGGGTCCCACCAGATCGTTCGCGTGGCCGGACTCCGGCACCATGGCCGCAACCATGAGCCGGGCGGACCGGTTCGCACGACTAGACCGGTTGGCGCACGCACCGTTCGTCCGCCCCGACGGGACGATCGTCACTGAGCCCGGGTATGACGAGGCGACCCGGTCCATCCTGATGCCTGACGAGGTGTTCGCCGGTATAGAAGTGCCGGAGAGTCCTACGCCGGAGCAGGTGACTGCCGCACGGAAGCTGATCATGGAGGAGTGGCTGGGGGACTTCCCGGTGGACAGCGACGCGGACCGGGCCAACTTGCTGGGTCTGGTGGTGACCCCCACCATCCGGGGCATGATGCCGCGTGCCCCGCTGGCCGTGATCGACGGCCTGCAGATGGGTGTCGGTAAGAACCTGTTGGCCGACTCGATCCTCACCGTGTTCACCGGCCACGCGGCTCAGCCGATGAATTGGGTCAACGAGCCGGACGAGTTGCGGAAGCAGATCACATCGGCCTTCCGTACCGGCGCCGAGTTCTTCGTTTTCGACGAGGCGCCGATCCTGGATGGTGCCGCCCTGGCCCAGGCGCTGACCGCTGAGACGTGGCAGGACCGGATCTTGGGTGTCAGCACCATGGCCAACTTCCCGAACCGCGTCACGTGGATGTCGCTCGGCAACAACGTCCAGGTCAAGGGGGACCTGAGCCGCCGGGTGTACCGGATCGCGCTGAGGCCCAAGTACGCCAACCCCCAGGACCGGGCCGCCTCCTCCTTCCGGCACCCGGGCCAGTCCGGTCTCGACCTGCTGAGCTGGACTCGCAAGAACCGCAAGGAGTTACTGACCGCGATCCTCACCCTGGTTCGGGCGTGGTACGCGGCTGGTTGCCCGTACCCCAAGCGGGGGGTCAGCTTCGGCTCGTTCGAGGTCTGGGAGCGGATGGTGGGCGGCATCGTGGAGACCGCCGGTCTGCCTAACTTCCTGGGCAATCTCAAGGTCTGGCGCTCCGAATCCGACTTCGACTCCCAGTACTGGATCGGCCACCTGGGTTGGCTGCGTGACCAGTTCGCCGATCGCTCGTTCCGGACGGCTCAGGTCAAGGAGAAGGCACAGACCGATCCGGCCTCCTATCTCGCTCCCCCGAAGCTGGACGACCCGAGCGAGAAGACCTACGGCAAGTCCCTCGGGGAGGCGTATGGGCGTATCCGGGGCCGGAGGTATGGGGACTTCTGGCTGGAGCGTGTCGGATCGGCCCACGGCCACGTAAGTGTGTACCGGGTGTTCATGGACGGTGACCTCCCCCCGGCGCCGCCGGTGGCCGAGCCCCCGCCCTGGGATGACACTGACATGTCAATCCCCGAGCCGGACCCGGCGCCGCACAACGAGCACGGGGACGCACGTGGCGCGGACGAGTCCGACCTGACCGGCAGGGAGACCGACCAGCCCCCGAGCATCACGGATGAGCTGGAGGCGCTGGTGGCCGGGATGGTGGACACAACCGTGGACAGTCCACAGGTTGTGGACAACCCTGTGGACAACCCCTCACCTGGGGAAGTCGAGCCTGTGAAGACAGACATTCAGGTGGTCACGTTCGACCTGGAGACCGGCGACGCCGGTGACCTCTACCGGGCCGACCCGGAGACCTACGTCCGGATCGGTGCGACCGCCCGGGACGATCAGGACGTGGACGCGCACACGACCAAGCGCGTGGCCCAGTACGTGGCTCACGAGATCACACAAGGCCAGACAATCACCGGCCACAACATCATGGCTTTCGACCTCCCCGCCCTGGTCCGCGCCGGTGTGCTGACCATGGAGGCGGTCCACGACATGACGGCTGACGGCCGGGTGTTCGACGCGCTGATCGGTGCCCGGTACCTGGATCCGCCGATGGCCCGGGACAAGGGTGTGGACGCAACCCGCAAGTACGACCTAGACACCCTAGGTGCCAGGTACGGCCTGGGCAGCAAGATCCACCACGGCCTGGACCGCAAGTACGGCGGGTGGGGTGAGATCCCGATCGACACGACCGACCCGGATCCGGTCCGGGCGGCTGACGCCAAACTGTTCCAGGAGTACATGGTCCAGGACGTGAAGTTGAGCCGGGCACTCCACGCGCGCCTCCTGGAGGATCTGGACGGCACGGTGCCGGAGTACGTGAAGCGGGAGCACCGGGTAGCCGCGATCGCCGCCCAGATCACGCACAACGGGTTCCTGGTGGATCAGGCCCTGTTGGCCGAACGGGTCACCGAGGTCCAGCGGACCAAGGAGCAGGCCATCACCTATCTGGCCGCCCGGTTCGGGGTGCCACTGACCACCCCCAAGGGTGAGCCGTACAAAAGCCCGCTGGCGACCAAGGCCGGTAAGCAGGCGATCGGGGAGGCGCTGCTGGCCCTGGGCGTGCCGGAGAAGGCGCTATGGCGCACAGAGAAGGCGAAGGATCTTCAGCTTTCGGCGGACGCCATGCGGTTCTACGGCCGGGAGTACGGCCAGAACTCGCCGGACCTCCGGAAGCTGTGTACGGCGGTCTACCGGATCGTGTCGGCCCGCTCGGTCTACGAGACGATCGCGAACCACACCATGCCGGACGGCCGGGTCCACCCCAAGGTCGGATTCGACCAGGCCACCGGTCGCTGGTCGGTCACCTCCCCGGGCCTCACCGTGCTGGGCAAGCGTGGCGGTCGTCACGTGGAGCGGGCCGTCCTGCTCCCCGACCCGGGCCAGGTGATTATCAGCGCCGACCTCTCCCAGGTCGACATGCGGGCTGTCGCCGGGCTGAGCCAGGACCAGGCATACATCGAGATGCTGAGGTCCGAGGATCCACACTCCGAGCTGGCCATCGCTCTGTTCGGCAGCAAGGACTACCGGGAGGAGGCCAAGGCCATCGGCCACGGGTGGAACTACGGGGAGTCGCTACAGCGGATCTCCCGGGACAACGACATTGATCCGGCGATCGTCTCGAAGTTCGACCAGTCGATGCGCGACCGGTTCCCCCGGCTGGTCGAGTGGCGTGAGGAGGTCCGCGCGCTAGCGTCCTCCGGCGCACTGCTGGACAACGGTTTCGGCCGCAAGATGCGGCCCGACCCTCAGCGCGCCCACACTCAGGGTCCGGCGTTGATGGGCCAGGGCGCGGCCCGGGACCTGATGATGGAAGGTCTGCTCCGGCTCCCCGCCGAGATCCTGCCGATGCTTCGTGCCCAGGTCCACGATGAGATCGTTTTGTCCGTTCCGTCTGATATGTCCGAAGAGATCGGCCGGATCGTGGTCGAGGCGCTCTCGTTCGAGTGGCGCGGGGTGCCCATCCTGGCGGACGTGAGCCGTCCCGGCACGGACTGGAGCAAGTGTTACGAGAAGGGCTAGTTGACACTTCACAGTCAAGACTGTAATGTAGTCCCTACAAGCCGATGAGATGGGGAGACGGAAATGATCGAGACCCAGGGTACCGAGAAGATCGTGACGATGACCTGCTGCAACAGCCGGTACGCGACGGTTGCCGAGACCCTGGGTCACGAATGCCCGGCCGGAGACGGCGAGCTGTTCGGCAAGATCCTCAAGCTGGAGGAGAAGGTCGCCAACACGAAGTGGACCGTCCGGGCGATCGAGTCCGGCTTGATCAGCTCGGCCTACCGGGGCGGTTTCGCGGCCGACAAGATGGCCCAGGATGGGGACACCCTCCGGACCAGGCTCCAGAATCTTCAGGGCGAGCTGTTCAGCGCACTCGGTGCGCTGACCCCGGCACAGCTTCGGGCTTTCGGCCAGTACCGCCGGGAGAACTGACACGTGAGTGTCAAAGGGTGCCCGGGACGAGGGATCCCGGGCACCTTGCCAACTTGGACGTCAGTACTGTAAGGTTCGCCGCAATTCCATCGATGATCTTGAAGGGACACAACGTGAACGAGTTTCAGACGGGGAGCCACGGGGAGGAAACCCCGGACCCCTGGGAGCGCTTCGCGCGCCACAGTGCCACGGACGAGCGGCCCCCGTGGGTGAACGGGCGCGGCCGTCACCGGGCCCGGTCCACGGTGACCTGGCGCGGCATGCTGGCCACCCTCGGCATCACCGGCCTGGTGGTCGCGTCGTGCGGTACCCCTGCCCCGGCCGTGCCGATGACCCCGGCGCCGGTGGTCAGCGGGAGTGCACACCTGCAAGGCAGGTAGTAGCCTGACGTATGCGGCCGGGGTTTCCCGGGATGTTGCCCTCGCCGTCCAGCACGAGCCCCACCTCTTGACCTCCCCGTCCGAGAGCTGGGGCTCGTTGCTTTCCAGGCATGGCGGCCAGGTGTGAGATGTCACCCGGTCACCGGATAGCATGACGGTATGGCCAAGACGTACACCAACCGGGAGTTCAACCCCGGACACGCCCGGTGGTGTGAAGATCACAACCGGCTCGAATGCACGAAGAACCGGACCAAGGGCCGGGGACCGTGTCATCAGCTGGCGATCCGGGGAGCCAACGCGTGCCGCATGCACAGCGGCTTCCGCCGGGAGGTGACCAAGGCCCAGGGCGAGGCGCGCATCACGGCGTGGAACCCGGACGGACCGGCCAGCCAGATCGACGCCGGGGCCGCCGTGCTGGCCGTACTCCAGATGACCTATCTGCGTCTCGGCATGTACTCCGATCTGCTCCGTCGTCAGGTGGTCGTCGACGGCGATACGGCCGGAGACCCCCGGGAGGACGATGCTCCGGACGCTTCCGGCCTGATCGGGCACCGGTACGGGATGGGCGGCAAGGACGGCATCGTTTACGTCCAGACCGAAGAGGTCCGGGCCCTGGTGACACTGGAGGCGGCCGAGCGGGACCGGGTCGTCAAGTTCGCCAAGACGGCGCACGACATGGGGATCTCCAACCGGCTGACGTCGCTGGCCGAGCACTGGGGGGACATCGTCGCAAGCCGGATCGCCACCATGCTGGACGCGCTAGGACTCACCGAGGATCAGCAGGCCCTCGTTCCGCTCCTGCTCCAGACGCACCTCGGGTCGATCGACATGGAGGGTATGGCCGCGATAACCGACGGCAAGCAACCGTGATCCGGCGTCCGTGTGGGGCGTGCCGTGCCCTGGTCCCGGCCACCGAGGGGTGTGAACACTGGCGGCCAGGGCGATCGGCCAAGGCCGCTGACAGCGCGGCACGCCGGTTGACGCTGCGTCGGCAGCGCGAGGACGTGGCGGCCCGGGTGGCGGAGTTCGCCCGGATCATGGGGAGGACGTACCGATGAAGATCGTGGGCGCCATGTTGTGTGGTGCGGTGATAGGGGCGGTAGCCGTGTATGTGTGGCTAGTCTGGTACTTCCGGGACGTGATGAAGTGAGGATCGACCTGGCGGCCAAGGTGCTCAGCCGGAGCAAGCTGGACCGGTGGAGGGACTCGCCGGTGGCCTGGGCGCGCGACTGCATGCGGGTCAATCTGGCTGGTTACCAGGGCGAGGTGTTGGACGCTCTCCCCCGTCGCCGCCGGGTGGCCGTCAAGGGACCGCACGGCCTGGGCAAGTCGTTCATGGGTGCCACGCTGGTCAACTGGTTCGCGACCACCCGGGACTTGATGGGCCGAGACTGGAAGATCATCACCACGGCGTCCGCCTGGCGGCACCTGGAGGTCTACCTGTGGCCGGAGATCCACAAGTGGGCGCACCGGATCGACTTCGAGACCCTGGGCCGCGCTCCGTTCAAGCCCGGCAAGGAGCTGATGGACCTCCGGCTCAAGCTGTACCACGGGGCGGCCACGGCGGTAGCCAGCAACCAGCCGGAGCGCATCGAGGGTGCGCACGCCGAGGAACTGCTGTACTTGCTTGACGAGGCAAAGATCGTCCCCCCTGGGACCTGGGACTCCATCGAGGGTGCGTTCTCCAACGCCGGTCCTGAGACCGCCGACAACGCGTACGCGTTCGCCATGAGTACGCCGGGAGCACCTTCCGGCAGGTTCTACGACATCCACCGGCGCGCCCCCGGTTATGAAGACTGGTGGACTCGCAGCGTCTCGCTGGAGGAGGCGATCGAGGCGGGCCGGATCTCCCGGACCTGGGCCGAACAGCGCAAGCTCCAATGGGGGGAGGACAGCGCGGTCTATCACAACCGCGTGCTCGGACTGTTCCACGCCGGTGACGAGGACGCGGTGATCCCGCTGGCGTGGCTGGAAGCGGCCATCGAACGGTGGCACGTCTGGGACACGGCGGGACGCCCGGGACAAGGCGGTCCACTCTGGGTCGGGGTGGACGTCGGCCGGGGTGGTGACGAGTCGGTCCTGGCGCACCGGGACGGGCCTGCTCTCTGGCTGGAGGGCCACCGGCGCCGGGACACGATGAGCACGGTGTCGATGCTCCAGGGGCTCGATGAGCGGCCGATCATCGACGTGATCGGGGTGGGTGCCGGAGTCTACGACCGGGCGCGTGAGCTGGACATCAAGGCGATCGCGTACGTGGGAGCCGGTAAGGCCCTGGTGCGCGACCGGTCCGGCAAATACGGGTTCACCAACATCCGGAGCGCGGCGTACTACCACCTCCGTGAGCTGCTGGATCCGGCCTATGACCCGGTGCTCATGCTCCCCCCGGACGACCTGATGATCTCGGACCTGACCACGCCGAAGTGGACCATCACCAGCGGCGTACCGCCCCGGATCCAGGTGGAGCCCAAGGACAAGGTGATGGAACGGCTCGGCCGGAGTCCCGACCGGGGTGACGCGGTGGCCATGGCCATGTGGGCGGACCGGGCCGGAAGCGGCACGTTCGTCCTCCCCCAGGGCACCATGCCCAGCACCAGCATGAGCCCACTCGGATCCCGGTAGACACCTTGCCGTCAAGGCTGTAAGGTAGTCGGTATGAGCGCAACGAGATACGGACCCCGGCCTGAGCTGGGGGAGCTGAAGCCGGGACAGAAGGTGATCGTCTACCGGTCGCCTAACGACATGCGGCGGCGTGATCCCGAGGACCGCACCATCCCGGCCGTGGTGGTCAAGGCTGCCCGGGTGTGGGCGACCTTGTCTGCCACCGAGAAGATCATCGAGTGGCGGATGCGCCGGGACACCCAGAGAGAGGACACCCCGTACTCCGGGAGTAACGCCTCGTTCGCCACTATCGAACAGTTCGAGTGGGACGAAACCCGGCGCTGGGCCTTTGGATTCCTCCGGGAGCAGGGGATCACCATCGAGTCTCATTCTCTGTGGCGCGACCGTGAGGTCGAGCTGGCCGACATCATCAGCGCTGGTCTGAAAGATGGGGAGGGGTCGTGATGGACAGGGAAACGATGATCAACACGCTCCAGGAAATGAGGGACGCTCTGGTCCGGGAGCGGGATATCCCAAGGCAACTGCCTCGGGCATTGATCCCGGGGCACCAGCACAAGGCCTCGTGCCACGGACCGGCGGGCGAGATGGTGTGCGAGTCGTATCCCAAGGTGGTCGGCACTCCAAGCGCCTCGGGATACCTGGGGCGGCAGGCCGACAAGAGCCAGGCGCTGGCCATCGTCTGGACGGTGCTGGACGACTGGATCAGGGGCGGCCGGGAGAACCACGAGGCGCTGGGTCATCGGGACGAGAACCGGGGTGAGGAGTGCTGGCGCTCATTCACCCCGGGCGATATCCGCAACATGATCAACGACGCGGCCCGGGAGCTGGGCCTGCTGGAGTTTCCCCTCCCGGAGACCGGTCAGGCAGAGGAGGACAAGCGATGAGGCGTATGTTGCTGGCCCGGCTCGGGGACTGGACGTTCTGGGAGGTGTGGGACCACGGCAAGCCGTCGTACGGGTTCGAGAAGGTGAACGATGAGACTCCCAGGATCCGTGAGTACTACCCGTCGCTGGACCGGGCGATCATCGCGGCCATCGGGGAGAAGTACACCGGTCCGCGTGGAGGTACCGGTGTCGGCACGGCCGCTGACTGGTTCGCCCGGATGATAGGCATGGATCAACTGGTGGAGGCCGACCACACCGGCGGCAAGAAAGCGCTCAGCGAGGCACTGTACGAGACCCAGAGCGAGGATGGCCCGATCCACCGACGGGCTCGCGTCATGCTGGAGGGACTGGAGGCCCGGGGTTTCACCCTGGCTGTCCGGGTCCGCTCGTAATGGCCGATCGGTCCCGGTACGAGGTGCCGGACTGGGTCGTCATCCGGTGGGAGGTGTTCCGGACACAGATGAAACAGCGCCGGATGAAGATGGGGCTTACTCAGGTCCAGTTGTCCGAGCGGATGGGCCGGTCTCAGGACTTCGTGGCCGTGCTGGAGAACAACACGTCGATGCCCAACTTCGGCACCCTGGTCCAGTGGTTGGCCGCCCTGGACGGCACGCTGGAGCCGATGTTCCCCGAGAAGGATTGACACTTCAGAGTCACGCCCCTCAGCTGGTGCTGAGGGGCTTTCTGCCGTCTCGGCCCGGGTAGATCATGGAGGCAGGAGGTGGTGACCATGGTGTCGGACGCCGGGGGAAGACGTGGTTACGTCGCGAAGAGCCGTCAGCGGGTTTACAAGGCTCTGCGGCGTAAGGGGGCCAGCAAGGAGAAGGCGGCCCGGATCGCGAATGCGGGGGTCACACATGCTCAGCGATCCCGGATGGCACGCCGTGCCGCTAGGACTCGGAGGTCACGCCGGTAGCTGTTACTGTAAGGTTGGAAGGGAGTGACGGATGGCGACATCACAGAATGGCTGGCCCGTGGTCGGCCAGAGCGCGGTGGTGGATCGCGCGGTCCGGGGGGTCGAGTTCCCGAACGGGTGGCTCAAGGGTGACGTGGACACGGTGTTCACCTACCTGATCGAGCGCCTGGACGACGAGGTGGAGCCGATCGACCGGGGTGGTTGCTGGGGGTGGTTCGTCAAGAAGATCGAGGGGTCCCAGACGATCAGCAACCACGCCTCGGGGACGGCGATCGACTACAACGCGCCTGCTCACCCGATGGGCAGGCGCGACACCTACAGCGAGGCGGATCAGGAACGCATCCGGGCGATCCTGAAAGACCTGGACGGCGTGGTCCGATGGGGAGGCGACTACTCGGGCCGCCCCGACGACATGCACTTCGAGATCAACAGGAACGCCATCGCCGTGAGGGCCGTGGCCCAGAAGATCAGGACAGGGGTACTTCCGGTGGCACTGACACCCGCTGACAAGAACTGGATCTCCGCCGAGGTGACGCGGATCGTCGATGCCCGGGTGGACGAACTCACCCGGCCTACCGTCCTCACCGGCCCGGACGGCGACCCGGACGGGACCTATTCCACCCCGGTGGGCCACAACTCGTGGCAGCAGGGTGTCCCGAACGTGTTCGAGGGCAAGCGGACCAGCGCGTGGATCCTTCTCGGCGACGTGGCCGAGCGGGTCAAGAAGCTGGCCGAGGCCCTGGAAGGGGAGCAGCCGTGAGCCAGGTGAAACTGTTCGGGCGGGAACCCGCCCTGATCATGGGTGCCGTCGGCGCCGTCCTGTCGTGGATCGCCACGCTCGGGTTCGACCAGTTCAGCGCCGGTCAGTCCACGGCGTTGATCACGTTCCTGTCCGCCGGGGTGATCGCGCTGACCACCCGGCCGTGGGCCCCGGCGCTGTTCGTCGGCGTGATCTCCGCCGGTGCGGCTCTCGCCGCCGCGTATCAGCTGCATTGGTCCGAGGAGGCCGTGACCGGCCTGGGGACCATCGTGCTGGCCGGGTTCGCGCTGTTCGGTATCAGGCCTCAAGTCGAGCCTAAGACTGCGACCAACTGAAGACGGTAGGATCGAGAGAACCCCGGCGCCTGCGTCAACAGGCCCGGGGTGTTGGTCGGCTTGGAAGGAGCCAACATGACAGACCTTACACGAGGGAGCCTGGGCTACTGGGTATCCCGGATCGACACCTCTGACCCCGACGCCTGCTGGCCATGGCCCGGGTCTATAGACCCCTCTAAGGGGTACGGGATTGCTGGGAAGAGGGAGCACGTAGCCCATCGGGCCGTATACAAGGCGATGGTTGGACCTATCCCCCGAGGGATGCAGATCGACCACTCATGTCACAACAACAGCGGGTGCCCCGGCGGTCCGTCATGCCCTCATCGCAGATGTGTGAACTGGGTGCGACACCTGAAACCGGTGACTCCCCGGGACAACCTGTTGTCCAGCCCCAACACCGTGAATTCGATAAACGCTGCCAAGACTGAGTGCTTGCGGGGCCATGAGTTTGACGTAAAAAACACCCGTATCAGGCCTAACGGAACAAGAGCCTGTAGGGCTTGCGCCACGGAGAGGGCTCGAAGGACCCGGCGCGAAAAGGGTGTAAAACCTAGGTGACCCCAGCGGCCGACCCGGTGCCGGTCTCCCCGGCCAGCGGCAACGTCCGCTAGTCTGAAGCCTGTTGTCCGATCTCGGGCTGAGATGGACGAACGGCCCGGACCTCGATGGTCCGGGTCGTTCACTGTTCACGGGGGTTGCTACTTCTCGTCAGCCTTCTTGAACAGCACCGAGACCTTGTCGAAGATGGTGCGCCTGGTCTTGCCATCGCCGGTCTGCGGGCTCTGGGGGGACAGCCATTGCGGTCCCCCCGGACCGCTGCCGGACTCGCGGCCGAGGAATCGGGTCTTCTTGGCCATACTGTTCCTTCCACGGATCCTGTCACTGATCGGGCCGCCGAGCGGGAAACCCGGCGGGGTGTGACGTCGTAGCGAGACGCTGATCGGATGGTGCGAGGTGCTGACCAGGTGGCACGGTGCCCCGGCGCACCACCGGTGCACGCGAGCCGGACCCAGGAAGATCTCCCAGTGTCTGCGGTCGCCCCAGGAACCGGCCCGGCAACGGCGGACCACCACGCTCACCTGCCTCTCC